AATGTGAGGTATTATAATGAGTGACAATATTATTCCATTTCCTAAAAAGCACAATCCCAATGTGATAGAACCTAGATCCATAGAGGAAGTGGAAGAATCAGTCGACATGGTTCGACACGTGCACATTCAAACTACACTAGAACAAGTCATGCCGATGCTTTTTGAAAATCTTGCCATAGCAGGATTTCAGCCAGTAGATGAAAATGATTTTATCAAGGATGGTTCATTTGTAGTTGAAGCAGTTAGATCTTTCTTGAACAAGATCTATTGTATAGATCATCCTTTGCAAACAATCGCTGAGCACATTTTTACAGTGAATCCAGATGGTTCTGTTGAAATCTCAGAAAAAACCAAGATTACAATAACCCAGGAGTGATATTACTTTGATCGTTATGGATTTTTCCCAGGTTATTCTTTCGAATATCATGGTGCAGTTAGGTAATCATACTAACTCAATGGTCGATGAGGGAATGGTGCGTCACATGGTCCTTAACTCAGTCAGGATGTATCTGACTAAGTTTAAGCAGGACTATGGTGAAATGGTTATTGCCTGTGATGGTAAAAACTCTTGGCGTAAGGAAGTTTTTCCTTACTACAAGGCAAATCGCAAGAAGTCTCAGGCTGAATCTGAACTGAACTGGAAGGCTATCTTTGAGTGTCTTCATAAGATTCGTGATGAGTTGAAGGTTTTCTTTCCTTATCGCGTGATTCATCTTGATCACGCCGAAGCAGATGATGTGATTGCTACTCTTTGCAAGTACTATAGCATCGAACATATGAATAAGCCAGTTCTTGTTCTTTCGGGTGACAAGGATTTCAGACAGCTTCAAAAGTATCCTATGGTTAAGCAATATGATCCAGTACGGAAGAAGTGGATCCAGGAAAACAACCCAGAGTCATTTCTTCTAGAACATATTGCTAGAGGGGATAAGGGAGACGGCATCCCAAATGTCCTGTCCTCTGATAACAGTCTAGTAATCGGTGAGCGCCAAAAGACTATCACAGAAAAGCGACTCAAGCTTATCCTTGAAGAATCTCATAAGAGTGATAGTTCCATAAATAGAAATTGGATGCGTAACAAGCAATTGATTGATCTTTCTGAGATTCCAGAGGAAATAGAAGCAAAGATTCTTGAAAGTTATCACGAACAAGAAGGTAAGAAGTCTAATAATCTAATAAACTACTTTATTCAGAATAAGTTGAGAAATCTTATGGAGTCTGTCGGAGATTTTGTATGAAGTTAAGTGTATCTGAAATCCTTAAGAAGGCTTCCAGTTTAAAGGACGACAATGCACGTGCTTTGTGGCTTAGACAAAATGATTCTAATGCCCTTAGATCAGTATTGACTGGTGTGTACGATCCTAATATAGTATGGTTATTGCCAGAGGGTGCACCTCCATACAAGCCAAATGATCTTGTAGATCAACAACACAGACTCTATACAGAATGTAGAAAGTTTTATCTATTCATTGAGGGTGGCAATCCAAATCTCAAGCAAGTTCGCCGAGAAGCACTATTCATTGAGCTTCTCGAAAGTCTTGATCCGGAGGACGCGAAGTTAATGCTCGCCGTTAAGGATAAGCATTTACCATATCCGGGTGTAACCAAAGAAGTCGTCAACCTTGCATTTCCAGGATTAATCGCAGCATGAGTAAGTCTCGCCCTAAGGTCTATGGGCACAAGAAGTTTAATGATTATGATGAATATGATTATATTGATAGGCGTGAATTGAATCAGCGCCGAGATCAGAAGCGAATGAAGAATATGCTTCGATCCAAGAATATTGATGGTCTACTTGAACTAGACCATGATGATTATGATGAAGACTATAAGTGGAGACGCTGAGTTGCCTAACTATACGTTTCTTGACCGAAATACTGGTGAATATCAAACTCTAAATATGAGTATGAGCGAACGAGAAGAATACCTCAAGCAAAATCCTACTATGCAGCAGGTTATTCACTCAGCGCCTGCCTTAGGAGACCCACACAGGCTGGGCTTGAAGAAACCAGATAATGCTTTCAGGGATCGACTGAAGGAAATCAAGAAGGCACATTCCCGCGGATTTACTAAGTCTACTATTAATACTTTTTGAGGCAGTGAAGGCATTGTTAATGCTTTTTGAGGTAGATTAATACTTTTTGAGGTAGTAAAGATATTGTTAATGCTTTTTGAAATTAGTAAAACAACAACATAAGCGAGGATAGATGCAGCAAACCTCCAATAGAAGACTCTCAAAAAAAGAGCGCCGACTTCAACGCCAGATGGGTAAAGAGGGAGGGGAGGTTTCTATACAATCTAAACTCAACTTCACTCTCAAACAGATTAAGCCGTTGACTTATAACCAGCAGTTGACATTTGAGAGTTATCAAGACGGTCAGCATCTTCTTCTTGTCGGGACAGCCGGTACCGGCAAATCCTTCCTTTCAATCTATCTCGGCATGAAAGATATCATGGAACATAAGTCTCATGATAAGATGATCATTATTCGATCTGTTGTACCTACGAGAGACATGGGTTTCTTACCAGGTACTAATTCAGAAAAGTCGAAAGTTTACGAAGCACCTTACTATTCTATTTTCTCTGAACTCTTCGGTAGAGCTGACGCATACGAATACTTGAAACAGAAGAAAATCGTGGAGTTCATGACTACCTCATTCGTTCGCGGTATCACTCTGAACAACGCTGTCATCATTATAGACGAACTCCAAAATATGACTTGGCAGGAGGCCTCATCTATTTTTACAAGAATAGGTAAGAATTGTAAGGTTATCTTTGTAGGCGATACTAGACAGAATGATCTTGTAATGAAAAGGCATCAGGCCGAAATGTCAGGCGCGGAAAACTTAATCAATGTATGTTCAAGAATGGAAGAGTTTGACGTGATTAGATTTACCAGAGATGATATTGTGAGATCATCTCTGGTAAAATCATTTATTACAATATGTGATGAACTAGGGCTATGATTTGGTATAAAATCTATTACCGATTGGTACTCTTTCGTATGGATGATTTTGATATAATCGAAGTTCACCAGAGATGATATTGTTAGATCAGATTTGGTGAAATCTTATATTATAGCACGTGAAGATCTAGAACAAAGAAAAGAAATAGAGGCATTATAATGATATCCCCACCAAGACCTTTAGTTTATCTTATCAGATGGTTTCATCAGTTTAATAAATGGACCGTCCGTAGATTTTCTCCAGTTAAGCCTCACAAGGATTTTGGTTGGAGTGCATTATCTTGGTGGGGATCTATTCAAAATCCTCCTAGTCAGAGACTTATTAAGATGAGAAAGTTTATTGATCTATTCTTTGGACCCAATCATTGCAAGAATGACTATGAACGAATTATGGCAGGTCGACCGCTTGAACCGAACTGGCGCGAATGCTTTGCAGCGATCTTTATTATTGCTTCAATTATTCTCCCACCTTCACTATTCGGTTATCTTTTGGTTAGTGATATTCTACACTTTTATAATGGGTGATTAATGACAACTGTAATATGGAAACCTATTAGCAGTTATAATCCGGATAAAATATTTCGACATGTTTTGTTAGCTAATGAAACCAAACGTTGGATCAGATCCGGTTTTAAGTATCCAAATCTGAATCGTTGGTATTATTCCATGTCTGTGAATATGATTACTGCTTCGACCGACGATGATGAACCTACCCATTGGGCTGAACCGATCAAAGGACCATGGGAATGAGTTGGGATAGTTACTTTCTGGACATGTCAAAGTTGGTTGCTTCTAAGAGTAAAGACAGAAGCACCAAAGTCGGTTGTGTCATCGTCGGTCCTCAGAATGAAGTTAGAACTACTGGCTTCAATGGGTTTTGCCGCGGCGTGAATGATGATGTGGATTCAAGACACGATAGACCTGAAAAGTACTTCTGGACTGAACACGCCGAGCGCAATGCTATCTTTAATGCAGCAAGGTGTGGTATCCCATTGGATGGGTGCACAGCATATATAAGTGGTACAAGGTTCCTCCCTCCTTGTGCTGACTGTTCTCGTGCACTCATTCAATCTGGTATTAAGCGAATCGTGATTGAAAGGTTTGATCTCGAAGAAGACAATAAGTGGTTGGAGAGTTTTGAGAGATCTAAGGATATGCTAACGGAAGCAGGAGTTCAAATAGATTACCATGACAGATCTTCCGAATAATCCATGGTCTAATACTCGCAAGCCTTACACTCGCGTTTCGGCATCTGAAGTGCTTGAAGAAAAGAAGCAAGTATTGCAACATGAGTATGTAGACGATGAAACCCTCCTTCAGCAGGCATTGGATGAGATTGAAACAAACCCTAGAATGACTGCTAGGGGTAAAATGCAGGCTAAAGCTAAGCTGATGAGGGAATATAGAGTGATTCGTGGCGAACCCGATTTGATCCGCGGCCATGCAGATCAGACAACGGCAAAGAAGGCCTTCGTTAACTCGTTTGCACGGCAGGCTGGTAGATCAATAGCTAAATGGTTTTTCGGAAGATGATTACTACGACTCGGCATAAGGGATTTCTACATAATCCCATTCATCTACCAGATTTGGAATCATATGAGAATGAGCAGGGTAGATTTTATAAGACACCCGCAGGTGACTTCCAATCTGTTACTACCATTCTGGGAAAGTCACTAGACAGGACAGGTCTCAATAAGTGGATTGAAGCTATAGGAGAGACGGAAGCAAAGAAGATTCTTGTTCAAGCAGGAATCAGAGGAACTGCAATCCATAGTCTATGTGAAAAGTATCTGATGAATGATCCAGATTACAAGAAGGGTGCAATGCCCGTTAATCTGATGACGTTCAATACGATCAAGAAGTATCTTGATCTGTATGTAGGCACTGTGTATGGTAACGAGGTGCCTTTGTGGAGTGCTAAACTAAAAACCGCCGGCAGGTCAGACCTACTGGCGGGTTGGAATGGGATTAACTCTATCATTGACTTCAAGACTGCTAGAAAAAAGAAGTCAGAAGAAATGATTCTTGGATATTTTATTCAAGCTACTTGTTACAGCATTATGGCAGAAGAGTTGACAGGGATGAAGTTCCCTCAAATCGTGATTGTCATGGCTGTGGACCATGAAGACCCACAGCTGTTCGTCAAGGATCGTAAAGATTACGAAGATCTGGTTTACAAGATCTTCTGCAGATAACGAGAAGAGGGAAGAAAGACACCCTCAAACCCCTCCGAAAAGACAGGCTCCTGATAAGTAGCCTTCATAGAAGCCATGATATTAGCGGGAATGGTCTTACCAACCCGCTTCGGAGAGTTCAGCCACTTGTCATGATTCTCGGGAGGAAGAAACACAACCGCATACTTCTTATAATGATCCGGAATCAACCGAAGCTTCTTAGCCCGAGTGGCGACCGACAAGTTAGTCTGGTCCCATATAATATTCCGATTCTGTTCCAGCGCCCAATCAAGATCCTCGTGCATCAGACCCTCGGCGCGCCGGATGTTATTCTTAAAGACCTCGTTATAGGTCTTACCAGCATAAGCGGCAGCACGGTCAATATACTTGTCGGTAGAAAGAATGGCCCAGTCGGACTTCTCGAGGAAGCCATTCTGCTTAATCCAGGTCGACTTGCCAGTACCAGGCAGGCCGACCAGCATGAAAAGCTTAGGCGAATCAGTCATTAGTATTCTCCTTCTTAAGTGCTTCAAGGATAGCAGGTCATGCAGCAGTGATGACCGCGATCCAGTCCCTTCTGAAAGATTTGCCAGAGTTGAGCGACAGTCAGTTGGTAAGTCTGTATTGTGGTATCTCTCATTTGAGAGATTGGTTATACTACAATCAGATCCCAAAGTCACCAAAAGTTTTATTAAAAAGAGTTAATCCTATAGGATTACAGATAGTTAATAAAAAGCGGCCCTAGGGCCGCTTTTCAGTTATCCAGTATTTCCAATAGTTCTTTCAGTTCCCATTCTGATGGGCAGTCCATATACTGGCTTCCAATATTACTTAAAGTGCTTTCGCTATAAGATCATAGATTCTTTTATCTTGTTCAAAGAGAGCTTTATCAAGCAATCTAATCAATTGATCTCTAGTCATGCAACTCTCTTTATTAGCATTTCTGAATGAGCCAACAACTCTTCC